TCACCGTCTACATAAATCCAACGTTTTCTCATAGAAGTAACAGAATTTCCTCGTCGTCAATTTCAACGTGCTGATGCCATATCTGTTCAGCATTCTTAAGATCAGCAATCAATTTATCAAAATTAAGATTACTTGTCAAAATCTGTTGTTTGGTAATGTAATTCAGCGGCTCGACAACTTCGGGGATATCTTCCTTGCCCTCAACAATTCTTTCATACAGGGCGAGAACTTCCCGGCGACGCTCCTCCCGTACCGCCTTCTCTCTTGCAAAGCGATCTTTCAGCTTGTCGCCGTCGTGGGTATCGATATCGACAATTACCGGGACATAATCCCATGTCGCTTTATCCCATGTGCCGGTGTCCCATCCCCCATTCATGTGACGATTTCAACCCCAACAGCTTTGCCGTCCGGCCCACGAATGATTCGTTTAGGCGCAGCCATGACATTCATTAGGTTGTCGATTTTGCCCGCAGTCTGATCATGCAGCATCGCCATGTCCTGCTGTAGCCTCTCGACGTTTTGCAGCGCCATCTGCACGCCGTTGCCTAGTTCGGCAGTCATGCGTTCAGCAGACGCTGTTGCAGCCTCAACCAACGGGATATCCACGCCGGGATTCGCTCCAATTCGCGCCACGGTTACTTTTGTTGCTGCATCCAGTTCCGTTTTCCAGCGGTTGTATTGCTCCTCCATTTCGACCTTTTGGCGCTCAAACTCCATTTTCTGAGCATCCATTTGCGCCCGCATCTGCTCAATTTCGACCTCGCGCTGCGTTTTGGCTTGCTCAAGCTGCAATTTAGCCTGCTCAATCTGCATGGTGGCTTGCATCTTGGCTTGTTCAAGCTGTGCGTCGGCTTGCATCTTCGCTTGTGCCATCTGTTGATCGGCTTGCATTTTGAGCATTTCGGGGTCAGGTTGCGGCTGTGCAGCAGGCTTATTGACCAGTCTGTTAATGCTTTGGTCAATCGCACCCTCAATCTGCCTTGCACCCTTGAATGCCGTAACGCCAAATTTCAACAGCTCGCCTATCATCGGGATCATTTCCGGAGCTTGTTGACCTAACGGCAAGGCTTCGCGCAAGAATGAACCAAACGCTTGCAAGAATTCGCCGCGTTCTTGTTTCATTTTTTGCTCGTCCAACTGCACCAGCGAATCCGCTGCCACATCGATGCGGAAGTTACGCAGGGGCTTGTCTTTCAACAGCGCAAGTGCCTGAGGAATCAATTGCTGGTCATCAGGTTGCATTTGATTGGCAGCGGCGTACATGAGAATCGTTTCGGGTGTGAACTTGGTGCAGATAACCTGCGCCTTAAGACGAAGCAAGCCCGTCGCAAACAGCGCCACATCCTCTTGCATGGCACGCAACCGAATCGAGGCATATTGCCCCTTGATCTGCTGCGCGGTAGCCGTCTCGGACGCAAACGACGATCCTCGGATAATGTCCGACAGACCTGTGATTTCATAGATTTGATTCTTGATTTCCGTTCGCGCTTGATAGCATTGAATCAGCGTAGCGGCAATCATGTCGATAGGCAAGAAGTCAATCGCGCCCTTCAAGCCGCCTTTCTCGCCAAACGCCAGCCAGGTATCAACGGGCAACAGAGCGTTGTTTTCGCCCTCAGTCATTAATCGCTGCAATGCAGGCTGAGAAGCGTCATAAACGCCCCTGACGCGCAAAGCCTTGACCAAGCCATCTATCCGGTCGCTAAGGATATCAAGCTCGTTAGCCTGGTCTTGATACAGCACGAAGTCGGCCACCGGCACGAGGGTGTCGCTCGTCATCGTGGCGTAAAGCGGACGCGGGCAGGGGAAGAATCCTTCTAGCTCTAGCGGGTCGTCGCGCTCGTCAATGATGTTAGGCATTGACTTGCTGAACCAGTAAACCTTACCGGTTTCCTTGTCCCAATACTCACAAATCTTTGCGCGGGTGTGCTCTTTGGTGTTTTGACCGTACTGTTTGAGGGTATCAGGGCCTGCATCAAAAGGAATCTTGTTGCCGACTTCTTCGCCAAAACGCTCAACCAACGCTTCGCGGGTCATGTATACCCAACGCCAAACAGCCGTCACTTCCTCCCATGTACGAGCTACTGCATGGCCGAAGTCTTTCCAATGCACATAGTCAATGGGAGCGCATTCGTACTCGATCTCCTCCATTGGTTCTTCACCTGCAAGCGCGTCATCGTGTGCGCCGGGTTCAGGTTCGTCAATGTCCTCGGTCACTTCCAGGCCATCTTCAGGCATATCGACAGCGTTGACGTGCGGCTCATAGCGCACCCAAGCAGTCCCACGCCCTCCAAGGAAACGATCCTCAACGCAATGCTTCATTGTGCTGCGGAAATCGGGATAATGCTCAATCTCAAAGTCAAGCGCCCGCTCTATCAACAACGACGCAACGCGACCTACAGGATCGTTATCACCGAAACGACGCGATACGTCAGCCTTCGGGAGACGAGCATAGACCGCAGGGATGAGCGTCTGAACATTCGACCATAGGATGTTGAACTTGGCAGTCTCGTTCGTGTTCTGACTGCGGTTATCATCCCGATAACGCTTGATGATCTTCTGAGCGCGAGCTTCCCACTTCTTGAAGTCGTTATCGTAGGCTGCAACGTTGTGCATCAGCTTTTGCAAGCCTGTGCTTTGTTCTTCGCTCATTTGTTTCGCTCCGAGATAGCTTTTGCCTTGGCGCGGGCATCCTCTTTACTGGACGCACCCCAAGCCTTCAAAGCCAATGCCAATCGAGTAGGTTTGCCGTTCTTTTCCATCGGGCCAGGCATATTGCCCATGCGAGCAAGGAAGGACGCGCGACGCGGGTTATCGCCAGCTTTGACGGGCGGCTTTAGCGTCCCGCCAGTCTCAGCTTTGTACGAGGCTCGCCCCTTGGCATTCAGACCGCCTTGGGGGTTCTTGCCTTCGCTACGCGTCCACGCTGCGCTCATTTTTTCTCCGGCTTTGCAGTCTTAGCTGATTCACGGAAATCTTTAGCAGTCGGCGCACCGGGGTCGCCGGGCTTACGCATACGCTCACCCGAACCGGCTTTGATCCGCTCTTGCTTCGCTAGGATATTGGCGTACAACCCGGCTTTGTTCATCATGCTGAGAAAATGCCAATCGCCAACACTTCAACACCCGCACCGGTCGTTATTTTCCACGCTCCATTGCGAGATACCGCGTTGATTTCGATATCGTAGTTGTTGATTCCTGTACCTGCGCTTGCAGGCAAAATGGTGTGCGTAAAACCTGAACCATCAAGAATGACAACGTTGCCGGTTGATGCGGTAGTGACGGTGCAAACCAAACGATGCAAATAATCGCCCGTTGCCCCATTTGTACCCAAAACTTGCGCCGTTTGACTTGCTGCAACGTGTTCGTATTGATAACGATAGGGATAAGAAACGCCACTCATATTCGTGCTCCTTTAGGTTTAGCAGTTGCCCACATATCGTTAAGGGTAACTGTGTTTTGCGGGCCTACCATCAGAGGCTTCTCTCTGTCCGGCGCTCTGATTACCGGCTCTTGCTTCCAAGCGATTGCCATCATACGAAAAGCATCTGCGGGATGGCTAGTCCAATCGTGTCTCGGGGTCTGTCTGAATGCCTTCTTGTCCTCGTCATACTCGCGTTGGTACTGCTTCAATGCTTCGATGCCCTCGTAACATTTGTTGTCAAACCAAGTAATCGGGAGCATCTTCCTTACTGCTTGGATGCCGTCTTGAATTGACAAATCAGGAACGATAGCCAGCGATCCAATGCCCAAGTGCGTTCCAAGCTGCTCAATGATGGATTTGCCGCCGCTGGCAAGGGTTTTGGCTTTCGCGTCGTGCGGTAGCCAATGCTTACCGTAGCGATAACCTCGGCTCTCGATAACCTGCGCGAGTTCTTCAATGTTTGCGCCCGATACCGCGTAATGGTCGATAACATGGATTTCTCCCCGCAAGACTTGATACCACCAAATAGCCGTATCGTCCCGATAGCCCAAGTCCCACGCGGTATGCACCGGCACGCTCGGATCAACATCCACACTTGTTACACGCCCTTGCTGCTCCAGTTCTCTGAATTCTGTACCGTAAAAAGCTCCGAGGATTGCAGCTTCGAATGAGCATTCGTACTCCTGCAAGTACTGATCCTCGGACAATTGCGCCCTAGCTGCTGCAAGCTCGGATGGAGGAAGCAGCCCCGACGAAGAAGCGGGCAGACGCAGCAGGAACCATTCGTGAGGGGAACGAATGGCGTTTTCATAAATCGACCAAAACTGGTTTTTACCTTTAGGCGTACCACCAAACACCGCCCACCCCTGCTTGTCAGACAATGCTGGACGGATAACGTTGCCCCAAACGCTAGGCTTAAAGTCTCCGTACTCGTCCATGTAGATACCGTCAAAACCAAGACCGCGCATAGCGTCGGCATTGTCAGCACCGAACAACCTTACTTTTGCCCCGTTCATAAGCGTCACCGTCAGTTCAGCCTCGTTGCTGTCGAGGATGATCGGCGCGGCAAAAATCTTGAGATAGTCCCAAACCACCGACTTCGCCTGGCTTCGGTATGGAGCAATGTAGCCAAACAGCGGGAAAGTGCTCTTACAAGTCGCCGCTGCCCTGATTACGTCATTGATAGCTGCTACGGTCTTGCCTGCTCGCCGGTGCGCTACGAGACAGCCCCACCGCTGCGTTCTTGCATGGAACGGCAAGAATGCTTTCCTCGGCGCATAAGGAAGGATTATTTCGGATCGGCCCATCGGATCGTCAACTCTTGTGGCCCGCCCTCCGGCCCTGTGTTTTCATGCCGCTGCGTCTCAGCCCACCGCATTTGCGCCTTAGTCCACCAAATCAGCGCCGTGGTATCGCCGGACTGCGCCTTG